TGTACTCAAAGTTGACCAGACGGACTTTGCCACCATCTTTTGAGGCACCCGCATAATACGAACCAGGGCGGCGTGTAATGCCACCCTGCGGGAAACTCACCATGTTGGTTAGTTCTTTTGCCGCTTCGTTGTATTTCTGTAGGTCAATCCGACCTTCTAGGCGGGGCGAAAACTCTCCGGCGCGGAAGTTTGTGATAATAGTGGATACACGCGCCATATCAGTACCTGACGTTTAGGAAATCATCTGCCTGTAGCTGGTCTGGGTAGCCTTCCATCGCGTCCATACCACGCGCTTCCTTCAAACGCTCGTTGTATAGCGCCATGATGGCCTGTGAGACGCCGTTGCTGCCTGTGATGGCATATGCAGTCTCTCCAGCCAAACGGTGCGCTATGGCGCTTGAAAGCAGCGTATCAAACTGTTCTGTGTCTGTGATGCGTGCAATGTAGGTAATCTTGCAGGTGCTTTCGTTACTGAGGATCTTTCGGCCCTCGACCTTGAACATCACGTTGCTGTCGTATGCGGCCAGTTCGTTGTTCACGTTACTGTTCCAAAACGACAGAACCCGCAGACAGTATGGATCTGTGGGCAGGGTAAACTGATGGTTAAAACCAAATGCAGGAGCGTCACTGTCCTTGGCTAGTGCCTTGCGAGTGATAGCGCAGTTCCAAGGGTGCGCACGCAGGACATGATCCCTGACAGTCTCATAGCGCCTGTTACACAGACGCGCCTCTTTGGAGTTTTCGGTGAGTGATGTAATGGTTGCTGCACCCAGCAGATCCATAGCTTCGTTACAGATATCAACGACAGACGGCATCGCACACCTCTCAATGGAAAGAAGGGGCGGCGAACCGCCCCCTCAATGTTAGTTCACGACGTACTCGACGATGAACGCCATATCGCCAGCGGTGCCACCTGTCGCATTGAAGGTGGCCGCAAGGTAGTAGGTGCCGCCTGGGTCAGAGGACTGACCGGCAAGCTCCCAAACCTGCTGACCTGTGGTGTTGAGGTTAGCCTCTTCATAGCGGAGTTCCGCAAGGCCAGCGCCATCAGCCACAGAAGTAGCAAGAGCATCCTCGTCAACAACCGTACCTGCGTCGGTGTAGAAACCAACATTGTAGGTGCAAGAGCCACCAAGGGCATCAGAACCTACACGGACGGACATCAGAGTTGCGTGAGTCGGCACTGGTGCCAGCATAACAATGTCATTGTCAGTGCTGTCGCCAGCGGCAAGAGCAACATTGCCTTGAGCCACACGGACAACGCCGCCCAACTCTTGTGCATTGTTGGCAACCTGCGGGAGAGCCTCAAGATTGGCAATGAGGTCTGAGTTCTTCGTAGTCATAGCTCACCTCTCCTCTTAGTCAGGGGTTTCATCACAGAAGATCTGTACAACCTTGTCTTCCTCCATGCGCACCGCTCCGATGCTCATGCAGTAGTAGACCTGAGTTGCGTATCCCTTGTCGGCGCGTTCATCAATGCGTGCGCTGATGTCTTTGCCGATGCCGAGAGTCAGACCGTCTTCAGCCCATGCGAAACACTTACGAATGTCGTTAGAGTCCACAGTCAGGCGGTTGGACATGATGAAGCGGAAGCCCATGAAGGTATCCAGTTCACCTTGGACGAGAGCCTTCACAGTGTTGAAGTCGCTGCTGGTGACAGTAGTGTCGCCAAGAAGATCTTCAATCTGCTTTGGGCCTACCGCGATGTAACGCGGGATCGACGGATCAACATCATTGAGATCCATCTTGCGCTTTGCTTCACGCAGCTTGGCAAGGGTCAGACCGTCGTTGGACGATGCAGAACCTACCGAGTTGTTGGTAGCGTCAAGCGTTGCGCTGCCAGAACCAGTTTCGCCAGTGTTGGCGGTGCCGGTTGCAGCAGTGATGATGACATCATCCATCGCACGACCCATTGCTGCGGCAGCAGCGCGTGCATAGGAAGAGGTCGGGTCAATGAGCATACGCACCTTGTCCTGATCGTCTACGAGATCTGCGTACTCATAGTCCGCAAGGCTCAGACGACGCCTGTCATGGGGTGTGTCCATCTGGGGGGTATCGGCATGGCGGCTGGTGCGCAGGGCAGCAGTAGCCGATCCGATCTGGTCGATGAAGGCATTTTTACCAACAACATTCTCAACGCGAACCGCATCACGCAGACGAGAACCCATCTGCTGTGAAAGCATCTGCACGTTTGCAGAATACTGTTGCACAAATGCCGTAGTGACTTGTGTAGACATGTGTCTACCTCCTAACTACAGTTACATTTTGGCGATTTGCGGTGTGCTACCCTTGCGGACACTCCTGGCCTTTTTGGCCGGCGTCGGGCCTCCGTCTTTCCGGTTGTCAGCAGGACGACTTTCGTCGCTACCCTGCACCACCCAATCATAGTACATCTGTGCCATGTGGGCTGGATTCATGATATCACGTTGAGTGCCAAACTCAATGGCTATCCTAAGACACTCTAAACGCAGTTCAATTCGCTCTTCATCTGTCATGAACCATACTCATCAGTTCTTGCACATGATTGATAGCGTTCTGCCGCGCTGTGACGTTCTTGCTGTCCCAATACGCATGGCTCTTATCGTTCATGATCGCGTCGATTTCAGCCTGTGCTTGCTTAGGTGTCATGCCATAGTTCGCAGATGCACCGTCGATGCTGTCCTCGCTGGTCACGGTAGACTTGAAGTCTGCCATAGCTGCGAAAGCCTTGATGAAGGCAGGGTGATTGCCAACCAAGGTGCCGTCTGACAACTGCATATCAAGGATGCCATCGCCAGCAAACTCACGCGCTGCACTAGATGCTGCGTTGATTTTGGCATCATAGTTGTTGCCCCACTCACGACGCAGTTCAGCCTCTGTGTTAGACGCCTGATCTGCCACCATCTGCTGCATTTGTTCCGCAGAGTTCGACACAGAAGAGCGGTAATATTCCAAAACCCCCTGTGCTTGTTGTGGCGTAAGACGCAGTTTGTGGGCGATATCGGCGTACTGTGAAGCCATGTCCTCAGTAATGACGTTACCGTCTGCCTTAATCTCGTAGCCATCCGGTGCCTCTGGACGACCAAGCCGGCCATAGATGTTGTCGAGATCTTCGTCTGTTGGGTTGATAGGCAGCGGGATCTTCTCCGAGCCGATCAATCTCTGTGCGTTGACGTATGAACGCGCTAGGTTTTCCACATCCTTGATAGGCCCAAAGCTAGGGTGTTCGCGGATGTCCTCCGGTATCATGGTCAAGAAGTCGTTACCAGACCCGCCCTGCGCTACCTCTGCCGGTGTTTCTACCGGCGCAGCATCAGGCTGGGCTACCTGTTCAGCCACTTGTTCTGACATTTAGTCCTCACTCATCATGTTGTAGATATGAAGGTTTACTGCACGTTTGCCTTCTTCAAACGCTGTGGCATTTGCATCTCCCGCCACATAGCTTGAAGCACGCCAGTTACAGCGTGCCTCAAGATCTCGTAGTACTTGTTCCCCAGCGTGATCACTAAACACGCCCTTGTACATCTCTCGCAGCTTCTTAACTTCCACCGCCATCGCTTACCATCCTCACTGCTTGTGCGGCCTGTGCAGCCGTATAAACGTCTTCTGCGCCTTGCTGACGCTCTAGCTCCGCTTGCTGTGCCGCAGCACGCTGCTGGCGCTGCTGATCGACCTGCGCTTGCGGCAACAGTACGTCTTTCGGCACACCCAGAGAGTCCACGATATGATTGACCAGCCCATCTGGGTTGAGGTGGTCGCCAACTGGCAGCGATTGTGCAAGGGGCAGAAGTATCTCCAGAGCCTTCATCGTGCCATTCAGACTGCTGGACTTCTGTGCGCGTGCCAGTGGCGATACATATTCGATATCTACGTCCCTGCCTTGCAGTACCTCTGGCGGCACCGCAAGCATGTCGTTGCGCAACATTAGCGCAAACACACGGTCAATCATGGGACGCAGCATCTCATTCATCAGACGCCCCAGAACCGGCCCTATGACGCGCATACGCTCCTCTTGGCGCTGCACTACCTCAGTAGCCGTCATGTTAGGCGTAGAGGCCGACAGAAGCTGATCTACATAGAACGCAGAGCGGATTGCACCACGGCGCTGTTCTTCCATCTGTAAGCCGATAGGAATGTTTGCGCCGGTGTTGAGTGGCGTAATGGTATCCCTTGTGCCACTTCTGAAGAAGTTGAGGCCACCTGGCTGCGTGCGGATGGGGAGAAGGAATCCGTCATCAGGAACAAGTAGTGGAGGATCTATTTGTTTCTGGGCAGCTTGGATGATGGTTTTTGACATCAAGTTGATCATCTTAACATCAGGCAACGCCACCATCGCAGGTGACCGTCCCATTACCTCTCCAGTTGCCTTGAGGAAGCGCGGGACAATGTACGGAAACTCTTGGAAGCCGCTGATCGCTACCGGCATCTTGGTTTCCATACAAATATAGACTGATGCAAACGGCATGTTCTTGTTGTCGCGTTTCGTGGGATCACGATCATCGCGCGGCAGAACAGCGTGCAGCAGCGTTACCTCTTCATCTGGCTTCTTCTCAAATGTGCGCTGGATAAACTTGCCTACGTTCTCCAGCCCAAAGCGTTGCACAGCTTGCCGTGCAGGGATCTTGTACTTGCGGAACACAGTATCAACCAAGCCAAACTGATCTTCCGCAACGTAAAACTCCGAAATGTGGCGCGTGCTGAACCGCAGGTTCTCGCCATCCATCTCTACAAACATACAGCCGGTGCCAAAAACAACGAGATCGACATACAGTTCGTGTACCTCAGTCTCAAAGTTTGACTGATTGAACGCCCTGATCATGCGCTTGCTGCTGTCTTCCAGCCAACGCTGCACCATGTCATCACGGCCAATGTCAGGATCTTTCATCGCAAGGTGAAACCACGGCGTAGCGCCGCTAGTAAGCATCCCATGCAGTGAGGCAGACAGGAGGTCTACAGCCTGTAGTGCGGTGCCATCAAAGATAAGCTCCATACGCTTTTCGCCGCGACTACGCTTGCGCACAATGTCGGCTTTGCGTGGCAGCATATAGTCTGCCAGTTCTTGATAGTGCGTATCCCAATTATCACGACGAGTTTCCAAATGATCGAAACGAGCTACAAGTTCTTTGATGTCATCCATATTAGCCCCCTAGCAGGGTTGGGGTTTGCCCTGACTGCACTTGTTCGCCCAAGGCACCAGCCACAACAGTAGCGCCACGCCCCTTACGCTGCCCTGTGGCTTGGCGTAGAGACTCAGAAGCCAATGCCTCCGCACGCTCGTAATCAACCTGTGCTGGCGGCTCTGGCGGGGGCGGTGGCGGCGGTACAGCAACCTTGGGGGTAAACATAGACATCAGTGACTCCTTTACTGATTGCGCAACAAGACGCCATAGCCCTCTTCAAATGATCCAGCACCACCAACGCGGGTGCCGCGTGTCCTACGCTTGGCAGCAGCACCGCGTCCGCGACCACGACCAAGTATGGTTTCTTCCACGATCTCTTCTTCGATCACTGGCTGCTGCACCTCTGGCTCGTCTCGCTCCCCTGTATTTGGGAACATGGGCGCAATGTCACCTCTGCCAGTATCTTGCAAATCAATCGCTGTAGTTGCTGAAGGCACAACGCCAACCGGTGCAAAGGAGCCGCTCTCTGTTAGAGCAAACTGTGGATCTGCGGTGCCTTCTTTCAGTTGCTTAATCTGGTTCTCGATGTTGATGCGAGAGATTGCGCCAAGAAAACCAGGCAAAGTGTTTTTCTTACGCTCTTCAAGCGCCTCAATCGCCATTTTGCGTTTTTCAG